GCTGCTGACTTCCGCACAGCCATTGGTGCTGATGGTGGCGGCTCTACTGGCCTGCAAGATACCTTTATGTTGATGGGAGCCTGACATGGCGACAGCTTACAAGACACTCGGTCAATCGGCTCCTGCTGCCGTAACCAATACCACGCTCTACACTGTGCCGTCCGCCACATCGGCTGTCTGCTCGACGCTGGCAATCTGCAATCGCGGTGCGACAACCACTGTCCGTGTGGCCGTTCGTCCTGCTGGCGCTACCTTGGCGAACCAGCACTACATCATCTACGACAACGCTGTGAATCAGTATGACACGATCTTCCTGACGCTCGGCGTGACGCTGGCTACCACAGATGTGGTAACTGTTTATGCCGGGACAGCTAACGTGTCGTTTAGCTTGTTCGGTTCCGAGATTAGCTAATGAGTTTTAGCACGGCCCAATCGGCGGCTATGGGGCCACGCCACACGATCAACAACAACCTGCCAGCGCAGCAGCCGATCCCTGTTACGCCGTGGGTTCGTGACCCATCGTGGCTGGCGCTCGCACCACTAAGCGATACGGATAGCAAGTTTACTGGGCTGATTGCTGTTTGGCCGCAGTCAAACTTCACGGCATTTACCGCCACCACGACTAGCGGAAATGTCAGCGTTGATTGGGGTGATGGGACTAGCGAAACCGTCAGTAGCGGCAACACTGCACTAAAGCAGTTTGACTACACCACGGCTGCTCTGATCGGCACAGAAGCGCCAGTCACTCTTAACAGCACCACCAACATCGTTGAGCGGACGGCACACGGCTACATCGACGGCAACACCGTAACGCTCTGGAACGTGGTTGGATCGACCGGCGTGTTTACCGGCCAGACTTATTACGTCATCAACTCCACGGCAAACGGCTTTCAGGTAAGCGCGACACCGGGCGGTAGTGCTGTTGCGTTTGGCATAGTCGGCACAGCATCGCTTCTGCCTTATCGGCAAGCCATCGTCACGGTTACGCATACCAGTCCGGGCGGAAGGCTCTCTGGGCTAAACCTAAACATCAGAAACACCACAACGGGCTTGCAGGCTTACGAGACGGGTTGGCTAGACATCGAGGTCGGCTCTCCCAACTTTACTGCCTCTGGGCTTGTGATCCGCACAGCCTCCGAAACCGTTCGTATGCGGATGGTTGAGCGCATCCGTATTGCCAACCTTGGCGGCATGACAAGCTGCGCCAATATGTTCCAAAACTGCACTAGCCTTCAGTCTGTGCTGCTGCCAAGCACTGCGTCCATCACAAATACGAGCAATATGTTTAATGCTTGTGCCAGCTTGCGCTCGGCCCCGCTGTTTAATACGGTCGGCGTGACAAACATGAGCGCCATGTTCACGGGTTGCAGCAACCTCCAATCAGTTCCGTTGTTTGACACCGCTGCCGCTACAAACATGAGTAGTATGTTTACATCTTGTGTCAGCCTCCAAACGATGCCGCTGCTTAATACGGCTTCAGTTACTACCATGGCGACTATGTTCAACGGCTGCACAAGCCTGCTCACGGTTCCGCTGTTTGATACTACACTCGTCAACACCATGCTGAATATGTTCAACGGCTGCTTGAGCCTCCAGTCAGTGCCGCTGTTTAACACGGTTGCAGTCACCGTCATGCAAGGTATGTTTCTTGACTGCCGTGCCATACAGGCTATCCCGCTGTTCAACACCGCCATCGTAACCAATATGGAAGGCATATTTCAGGGTTGCATTGGTCTACAGTCGGTCCCGTTGTTTAATACCGTGTCCGTCACAAATATGCGGCAGATGTTTTTCAACTGCACCGCGCTTACTTCAGTGCCGCTATTCAATAGTGCTGCCGTCATTAACATGATTTCTATGTTTAACGGGTGCTTTGCACTTCAAGCGGTTCCTGCGTTGGTCACAACGGCGGTCACTAGCAGTGCAAACTTGAGCCAAATCTTTTTTAACTGCACCAGTCTTGCCCGTATTCAAGCTGAGGACTTCCGGTTCACTTTCACCGTAGCAAGCTGCAAGCTGTCCTCAACAGCGCTCGACGAGATTTACACCAACCTGCCGACAGTGACGGGCCAGACCATCACAGTGACTGGTAACTACGGCACGACAGGCGACACTCCAGCCATTGCTACGGCTAAGGGCTGGACGGTAACAGGATGACCGACATGGAAGATACAAGCGGCTTCTACAAGATGGATGGCGATCTGCTGTTCGGCCCGAACTTCGTGCTTAACGCTGAATACGAATTGCGCCGCGAGACGCACGAAGATCACACCTATCCGGTCGATGGCTGGTATTGGTTTGACACCGAAGCTGAGGCGCGGGCTTTCTTTGATCTGCCGGATGCTGCAACCGAATGAACGCATCAGATCGCCTTGCTGACCTTTACACGATCCGCCAACTGATCTTGCAGCGGCTGATCGGCGGTGAGCAGCGGGCGTTCAATAACCTGCTTAACGACATTACTAGCGAACTAGAAAAGATGCTCGCGGGCCAGAACCTGACGGCATACAGCGCACAGAGGCTCAATCAGGCTATCAGCCAGCTTGCGGCAATAGTGCAGCTTAAAGCGCCTGACATTGGCTCTCTGGCGATTCTAGAGGCTAATTTCGCAGCATCTACTCTGGCGGATGTTGGAATCACTGCTGCGCTTCCGACCCCGACCATATTGGAGCGCATTGCCAATTCCTCGCTGATCGAGGGTGCGACTATCGGCAACTGGTTCTCTCGGTTGCAGGAGCAGACCCGCTTTAACCTTTCCCGTGCTGTTAGATTGGGTGTGAGCCTCGGTGAGACCAACGGACAAATTGCCAAGCGTATCCTCTCACAAAGCGAAAAGGGGCCAGAGGTCTTTGCCCAAACGCGCCGAGACGCAATGGCAATCGTTCGCACAGGCGTTCAAACAGTCTCAAATGAGGTGCGGCAAGCGGTCTATGAAGAAAATGAAGGCGTGGTTAAGGGGGTGCAGTGGGTAAGCACCTTCGATGGGCGGACTAGCGACATCTGCATTGCTCGATCTGGTCTTGAGTGGACGCTGCCTGATTACAAACCTAAGGGCCACAAGATACCTTGGGACGGCGGGCCTCCCGCACACTGGAACTGCCGATCACTTACAATTCCTGTCCTAAAGTCGTTAGAAGAAATGGGCGTTAATTCTAACGAGATTCTGCCAGCAAGGCGCTCATCAATGGATGGTCAAGTCGCGGCTGACCTGACGTTTGCAGACTTCCTGAAGGGCAAGCCAAAAGAGTTTGCAGATGAGATGCTCGGCAAGGGTCGCGCTGAACTATGGCGTGACGGCAAGATCACTTTAAACCAACTGCTAGATCAGCGCGGCAATCCTTTAACGTTGGCCCAATTGCGCGAAAGATATAGTTGAACGCTGGGATTAGACTAGCGTTTTGCTTTCATGTATAGAACAAAATGCAAACGGCAGAGCCGTGGGCGGTATCGGCCAGAGGCCACAATAGTCCAGAGGACAAACCATGAGTGAAGAAAACAACGATATTCAGGAACAGCTTGATGAACTTCGGGCTGGGAATGAGGCTTTGCAAAAGAAGAACCGAGAACTTCTTGGTGAGTTGAAGGCATCTAAGGCGCGGTCCAAGGGTGCAGACATTGATCCAGAAGAATACTCAAATCTTCAGCATGAATTGGAAACCCTGAGGGACCAGTTCGACAAGACGCAGAAGATGAGCGCGAAAGAGATTGAGAAGTTCCAAAAGTCGCTGACTGAAAAGGACGGTGCCATTCAGAACTACCTAATCGAAAACGGGCTTTCTGATGCAATGCTAAAGGCCAACGTTCGGCCAGAGATGATGCCCGCTGTTAAGGCTATGCTTCGGCAGCAGGCGGCTATCAAAGCCGAGGGTTCTGAATACGTAGCACTTATGGGCGAGAAGCCGCTTCCTGAGGCGGTTCTTGAATGGGCGCAAAGCGATGCGGGTAAGCCGTTCGTAGTCGCGCCTGATAACTCTGGCGGTGGTGCCGCTGGTGGTTCTGCTGGTTCTACCATAGCGCCGAAAGGCAATCTTGGAGGGGACAAGCAGCAACGTGTGAATGCCATTAAGGCGCGTTTCCCTGATCTAAACTGAGGTAATTTATTATGGCTCTCTCGAATATGGTTGTATTCAACGAATACATCATGCCCGCTACCATTGAGACGCTCGGCCAGATGGTCGATAAGTTCAATACGCAGAGCAATGGTGCTATTCGCCTGACCACTGAAGGCTTCGACGGCGACTTCTATCAAGAGTCGTTCTTCGCTGCCATCCACTCGGCACAGCGCCGGGTTGACCGCTACGCTGCTCGCGGCGCGGCTACCCCAACCGATCTGACGCAGTTGCAGAAGAACGGCGTAAAGGTTGCTGGCGGCTTTGGTCCCATCCGCTTTGAGCCTTCGCAGCTTACGTGGCTCCAGAAGCCGACCGCTGAAGGCATTGAAGTGGCCTCGCGCAACTTCGCTGAAGCACTGCTCAAGGATCAGCTTAACACCACAATCGCGGCTCTCGTTGCTGCTATTGGGAACCAAGGCGCTGCCACTACGGTTGACGTTTCGGCTGCTGACCCTGTGACCTATGCCACGATGAACTCGGCAAATGCTCTGTTTGGCGACAACTCGTCCAACATCGTTGCTAACGTTCTGAGCGGCGCAGCTTACCACAAGCTGATCTCGCAGAACCTTGCTAACGGCGCTCAGTTGTTCGTTGCTGGCAATGTGCAGGTTGTGGAGATTCTTGGTCGCCCGTTGATCGTGACGGATGCCCCGGCTCTTTACGTTGCTGGCACTCCCAACAAGAGCAAGGTTCTCGGCCTCGTTGACGGCTCGGCTATTGTTTATGACGGCGGTGACGTTGTGAGCAACATCGAGACCACCAACGGCCAGACCCGTATCGAAACCACCATGCAGGTGGACTACAGCTTCGGTGTGGCTCTCAAGGGCTATAGCTGGGATACGGCAAACGGTGGCAAGTCGCCTACCGATGCTGAACTGGCAACTGGCACCAACTGGGACAAGGTTGCAACCGACATCAAGCACACTGCTGGTGTTCTCGCAATCGGTGACGCAGACGGCTAATCGCCTAAGCGATGCTAAAGGGGAGGGGCTACCTAGCGGTGGCCCCTTTTCTTTTGTATGATGCGCGAGAGAGGAATTAATCATGTTGGAACGTAAGATTGTTTATCTGCCTCACCCGGTTACGGCAGAGGTGAAGAAGAAGCACCTTGCTGCTGGTGAGCGGATTATTGATATTCGGTTTGCGCCTAAAGATTATGTGACACTGCCCGGCACTGTCACAACTATCGCTGAACCGGAAAATGTTGTATTAGAAGTGCAGGCCGCACCTAAGCAACGTGGCCGACCCAGAATCTCAAAGTGAGGTAGAGCATGACTTTCGTGGTAGAGAACGGCACGGGCCTAATTAACGCGAACAGCTATGCCAGCGTGGCTGCTGCTGATGCCTATGCGACCTTGCGTGGCATTACTGCATGGACTGGCACTAACACGGTCAAGGAATCGGCTCTGGTTCGCGCTACAGACTATCTGGAGGCTACTTATCGGGAAGCATGGCGCGGCTATCGCTACACTGGCACACAGGCTCTTAGCTGGCCTCGTTCCAATGTAGAGGTGGACTTGTTCCCAGTCCCTTCTGACATTGTTCCTGTAGCAGTGGTCAACGCCTGCATTGAATTGGCGATCCGCGCATTGACGGAATCGCTGCTTGACGATCAAGGCCAGAAGGTGCGCCGGGAGCGGGTGGACGTTATTGAGATTGAATACGCTGACGGCTCAGACCCTGCCAAGAAGTTCCCTATCGTTAGCCGCATGATCTCGCCATACACCTATAGCGGCAGCAATGAGGGCGGTGCCTACACGGCGCGTGTTATCCGCACATGAGCATTGCTGACACTGCCTCTAGGCTGCTGGCTCGTTATGGTGAGGCTGTCGCTATGACTATCCCGCCAACCACGCCAGCGTTCAATCCGATCACTGGTGCAGCGCAGACCCCTAGCGGTAGCAGCACGGTTATTGGCTCAGGTTATCCGTCTGCCTACCATAAGAGCGAGATTGATGGCGTGACGATCAAGGCTGGCGACATTCGGCTTGTGCTGGAAAAGGTGAGTTCGCCACCTGCGGTAAATTACACCATCGTGGTGGATGGCACGACCTATCGGATTCAAGATGTGCAGAAAATCCGCAAAAGCGGTGCCGACGTTATCTATATTTGCCAACTGCGAGCGAACTAATGGATGATGAAGCCCTAGTAGGCCAGCGTGTCTGGTATCCCGTCGAATGGGAGGAGGCTACGCTTGATAGCGTCCTGCATGGCGTTCGTGGCGAGATAATTGCCTACATCCTCAAGCGGGACAATGGGCGTTTCATTGCCATTGATAACCAGATGCGCGAGATGGAAGGATATGACGAATGAGCCAGACCAATATCAGTGCGGCGCTTTCGACTAGACTGGCGACAGTCTCTGGTGGCTATGCGATCCAGTATGAGAACCAATCGTTCACACCGACTGCCAACGCTCCGTATCTAGCCGAGAGCCTTAACCCGACCGGGACCAACGTGGTTGCGCTGTCTGCTGCTGGCTCTGAGGCGCTGCAAGGCTTCTATCAGGTGCTTTGCTATGCGCCTGCTGGTATGACTAAGGGGCCAGCCTTTAGTGCCGCTGATGCAGTGGAGGCGATCTTTACGCGAGGCTTGCGCCTTACCTATGGCGGCGTTGAAGTTACCATCCTTCGGACAGATCGCGCACCCGGCTTCAGGCTTGGCGATAGGTTTGTGGTGCCGATCTCGGTATATTACTGGGCGGCGGCATGAGTTTTGCGAATGAGGTTAAAGCCTTTCAGGTGAAGGCCGAGGACAAGACCGAGGAGCAGGTTAAGTTTATTTGCCTGACCTTGCTGACTGATCTCGTTATGGGAACGCCAGTCGATACTGGGCGCGCTCGCGGCAATTGGCAGGCCAGCATCAATTCTCCGGTTATCACTGCGACCTCTCGGCGCGACAAGGTTGGTCGCGGGACAATCAAAGAGGAAGGCCGCGCAACAGAGCAAGCGCCGGGGAACATTTTTTATATTACTAACAACCTGCCATACATTAGCGTTCTAGAATATGGGATGTATGGAAATCCGCCGGGTTCAGCCAATGGGCCTAAAACAACATCGGGCTTTTCCAATCAATCTAAGTCTGGCTGGATTCGTTATAGCATCGAGCGAGCAAAGCAACTTGCCGCCAAGCTCTAATTTGTTGCAGTGACCGCTTTGTGCTAAAAGCGTGTCGCTGATCAGCAATGGAGTTTTTGTAATGTCCGATATTTTTTCATCCGTTGGCACTATCGTTTCTGTAGACGACCAAGCGCCTGCTACTTACGACACGACCGGCTTTGCTGCCCTGACTTGGGCACCCTGCGGTGAACTGGCTGAACTGCCCGCCTTCGGTGCGGAAGCTGCTCTCGCTACGCACACGCCGCTGGCTACCGGCATTGTCGCCAAGCGTCGTGGCTCGATCAACTATGGTTCGGTTACGCTGACTATGGCTGTATCCCTGAGCGACACCGGGCAGGCTGTTCTTATCGCAAAGGCTGATGCTGTTGCTGGTTCGGACGCGACTGTTTCGGTTAAGGTCGAACTGGTCGATGGTCAGATTCAGTATTTCACGGCTCAGGTCATGTCTTACAAGACCAACATTGCTAATGCTGATAGCATTACGATGGCTGAAGTTACGCTTGAGATCGACAACAGCATCATCAAGACTGACTAATCCAGCTATATTGTCCGCGATTGGAAGCGCGGGTATAGAGAGCGGGCTTGTTGGTAGGTGCATCCCCTATCAGCAGGCCCGTTTTTTATTGGATGCGCGAGGATGCTTTCCAATGGACCTTAATTCATTAAAGCCTGCGCTGGCAGATGAGGGCGCTGTTCTTGAACTTGTTCACCCTAACAGTGAAGAAGCGATACCGGGCATGACTATTACACTGATGGGCCATGATAGTGCGGCCTACCGCAAGATTACCCTGAAGAAGCAGCAGGCGCTTCTGTCGCGGTTGAGCAAGGGCAAGAAGGCTATCGACTACAAGGCGGAGCAGATCGACCCTGACACGGTTGACGAACTTGTGGCGCTTACTGTTGGCTGGACTGGCTTTGAGATGAAAGATGCGGACGGCATCCTCTATCCTCTAGAGGCAACGCCTGACAACTGCCGCACTGTCTATACTGAGTGGAAGTGGATCAGGGAGCAGGCGCAGGAGTTCGTTTCCAATCGCGCCCATTTCTTTCGCTGAGTTATCTGACAGCCTTTCTCTTTATGTGAGGCAAATGGCGTGGCTGCATACGGTCCCTGAAAAGGCCAAGCAGCCACGCTATAAGACGCGCGTCGTCTCAATGCCTCCGCTTGATGGTGGGATGCATCTGATCAATATTATGCTGGAGATTGGCCCCACCAAGGTTGCCGGGATGGGTGGCGTTGTTGGCATTGATGAATTGGATATAGCCGCTTGGCAGTTTAATTCAGGAATCAGCCTGACTGCATGGGAGGCGCAAACGATCCGCAGCCTCTCGCAAGTCTATGCTGCTGCCTCAATGAATGGTCGCGAGGCTAGTGCGCTGCCGCCATACACGCCACCAGCGGAAGAACTTAAAGAGGAACAGCGCCAGCGTATAAGCAACGCCATGAGTGACTGGGCTGACAAGTTCAACGCCACCAAGCGCGGTCCATAGACTTTTGAGTGGTTTTAGGCCATAAGGGGCCAAGCTATAAGCGAGGTTCTCTGTGGCAGATTTGGCTTCACTCAAGATTGCTGTTGACAGTAGGGACACCCGCAAGGCCACTACTGATCTCGATGGCTTGTCTACTGCTGCCACAAAAACAACTACTAGCGTTGACCGCCTCGCTCAATCAAACGCACGGCTGGCAACTGCTGTCGCAACCTCGAATAAGCCGATTATTGATGCGACCCGCTACATCAATAACATGGAGCGCGAACTTGCTATGGTCGGCAAGAGCGCGCTCCAGATCAAGGCTATTGAGGTTCGTATGGCTGCGGCGGCTGCTCCTACTGCTGCTTTGGCGGCAGAGATGCGGCGTGTTGGTGCTGAATTGATTATAGCGGAGCGCAATGCTCAACGTGCTGGCGGCGCGATGGGTCAATTGACTGGCGTTGCTGGTATGCAGCGCCAAGGCTTCCAGCAGCTTGGTTATCAGATCGGTGACATTAGCACCATGTATTCGCTGGGTGCGCGTCCTTCGCAAATCTTTGCTAGTCAGATCGGCCAGATAACGCAGGCCGTGCAATTGGCTGCTGGCGGCACATCTAAGTTTGCGGCTTTCCTTGGTGGGCCTTGGGGTATCGCTTTAACTGTGGCAGTCATGGCGTTGGGGCCACTGCTTGGGAAGCTATTTGAGACTGATGCGGCTGCTGAGGATACAACGCGAACTCTTAATTTGCTGGAAGATCAAATCGACTACACCGCCATAGCAGCGGATAAACTGACAGAAGCCAACATGGCTTTGGCTCAGAGCAATCGGGAAGTTGAGCAGACGGCGTTGCAATCCATCGCGGCGATGAGGCGAACTGTTGAAATTAATATAGCCAATCAAACGGCAGAACTTGCAAGCAATGTCGCAAGATTGCAGAGATTGAGTGCTGATACTCAAATCGGGCCAATGTCGCCGGAAGAAGCGCAGGCGTATAGCCGAGAAATGCGGCGCACAAGAAACGAGATTGTTAGCCAAACAACAGCCTTAACCGAATTGCAAAAGGCCAGTAACACCGCTGCATTTGATGCCACTCGATTGACTGCATCTATGAGCGCACAAGACGCGCAGGTCGAATCTCTGACTTCGACGATCAACGATTTAAGGGAGGTCTATAGAACCACTGGCTCAACTGATGCCATGGCGCAAATGATTACGCTCCAACAGCAATTAAATGATTTGGAAAATGATAGCACAGGCGCTGCTGCAACCCGTGAGCGCACCAAGGCAATCACTGATGAGCAGCGTGAGAGAGAACGGCAAACCGAAAGCACCAAAAACTTCATTGATGCACTTAAAGAAGAAACGATCCGCATTGGAATGTCTAATTCGCAACTTCGGCAACATGAAGTCGAATTGCAAATGGTGGCGGCGCGAACCGATGCGGAGCGTGAGGCTATTGATCGTGCCAATCAGGCGCGCGAGGAGGCTATCACAAATGAGGCTCGGTTGCAGGCGCAGCGGGAATCAGATCAATCCATCGCCAACAGCGTTAAAGAACTTGATCGACTAAACGCTGCCTTATTTGAGGAGCAGATGCTGCGCGGCCTGCCCACCGCCGAGCGTGAACTGACGGCCATTGATCTTGAGCAAGAAGCCCTGATGGCATCGCTGACCACAGAGCAGATGCTTTTGTTAGGTCATTCTTGGCTGGCGTATTTTGAGGCAAAGCGGGCTGCTGCAAGACAAGAAGGCGGGCTTGAGGACGACCGCAAGGAGGCGGAGCGGCTTAATAAGCAGCTTGAGGATATGGGCGGGCTGCTTGACGATATATTCGGCACAAAAGGCAAGATTGGCGGATTCCTTAATACGCTGAAGGATTCGTTCCCCGCATTGTTTAATACCATTAAGCAAGGGCTGGATAGCGTATTGCAGTCGCTTACATCTAGCATGGCGGAGGTATCGCAAGGCGCACAAGCTGGCGCTGCTGTTGCTAGCATGGCGAAGGCTGCTGGTTTGCCGTCATCACAGATGGGCGGCCAGATCGGCGGCGCTGCCGGTGCAGCGATTGGTAGTGCCATTCCCGGCGTTGGCCCGGTTATTGGTTCGCTTGTTGGCGGCTTCCTTGGCAGCACTTTGGGCGGCATGATTAAGGGCGTTAAGAAAGCGTCTGCCACAATTGAGATAATGTCCTCCAATGAGGTCCGTTCTACTGTCACTGGGAACGAATCTCTAAAGAAGGTCGCTACCGGCATGGCCGATAGTCTCATTAAGGGATTGCAGGACATTGCAGACGCTCTGGGTGGCGAACTGCTCGCTGGCATGAAGATCAGCATCGGCCAGCGTGGCAGTAGCTTCCGTGTTGACCCGCTCGGCCTTGGTCGCACAAAAGGTATGATTAAGTTTGAGACCGAGGAAGAAGCCATTGCCTATGCTATGAAGCTGGCTCTGGAAAAGGGTGTCATCACCGGCATCCGGGAAAGTACCCAACGCCTGCTCGCTGCTGGTAACGACCTGCAAGCTGCTATTGAGAAGTCGGTTCTCTTTGAGAGCGTGTTTGACCGCCTGCTCGAAAAGACTGATCCGCTCGCTTATTCCATGCAGAAGCTGGATGAGGAGTTCGCCAAGCTAAAGGTGATCTTTGACGAGGCAGGCGCATCGCTGGAAGAATATGCGGCACTCCAGCAGCTTTACGCCATTGAGCAGCAGGCTATCGTTACCGCCACGGCTCAGGCTGCACTTGATGCACAACGGCGCATTAACGATTTGATGATCCGCCTGTATGACGCTTCAGGCGATTCTGCGGCATCCTTGGCTCTTGCCCGGCAGATGGAACTTGCTGCGGCTACTGACGCTGAGAAGGCCATTCTCCAGCAGATTTACGCCATTGAGGATTACACTGCGGCGCGCGATAAGGAAGTGGACTCGCTGCAAAAGACCATCGACACGATGCAAGCGTTCTCAGATAGCCTGAAGGACTTCCGTGAGAGCCTGTTTAAGGCCGATGCGGGCGTTGCAAGCTATCGGACTGCACTGCTTGATCTGATGCGTGTTGGTGGCCTTGCCTCAACAGGTGACGCTACTGCGCTGGGCCAGCTTCAGGGTGTTTCCGAAACCTTCCTGACCGCCAGCATGGCTCGCGCTGGTTCGCTGTTTGAATACCAGAAGGATGTGGCGCTTGTTGCATCCTATGTTGACCAAGGTATCGCAGCAGCAGGCGAGCAGATCGACGCAGCGCAGCAGCAGATTGATTTGCTTGATGCCCAGTTGGAGCAACTTATCAATCTCAACAGCGGTCTTGATACGCTTAACCAAACGCTTGGCGGTGGCGCTCAGACTAGCAGCAGCTTGCCAGTGTTTGATGCGAACCAGACGGGCAGTTCTGTTATCGCTGGCGCATCCTCTGACACTACGGCGCAATTGACGGGAATCATGGCAGACGGCCTCTATGCTATCGCCAAGAACACTGGCGCGACCTATAACCTGCTTGATCGCTGGGATGGTGACGGACAGCCTGACATTCGGGAGTTGAGCAGTGATTATTATTAAGCCCGATACGATTACCCCTGCCAAGCTAACTTCTACCAATGTTCCTGAGACCGACTATGCTGCATGGGCGGCTGGCACATACTCGACTGGCAACCGGGTAATCTATGACCACAAGATTTGGGAAGCCATAGCGACCACGACCGCACAGCCTGATGTAGGTGCTGAGGCGAATCCTCCTACTTGGCTGTTTGTAAGCGCCACCAATCGCTATCGGATGTTCGATCAGACGGTTGGTAGCGGCACGAGCAATAGCGGCAGCATTGACGTAACGATAACGCCTGACACGCCTTATAATGCTATCGTATTGTTTGGCGTTGAAGCTGCGACTGTTCAGCTTATCATTGAAGATAGCACGAGCGCGGTAGTCTATGATGAGACTATTACGCTGGCAGACTATTCTAATGTTACTACCTTTTACACGTATTTCTTTGCACCTCTGCCATTGCAAGAGCAATCGGAGATCGCGTTTCTTGATATTCCTTATTACGCAAACGCGACATACAACCTGATCATTGATGCTGGTGCTGGCACTGCGACCTGCACAGAGGCGGTGCTGGGAATCCAAACTGCGCTGGCAGTTACCAACTTCGGCACTACCGTTGGCATCAAGGATTACTCGGTCAAGAACACCGATGCGTTCGGCAATGTCACTATTGTGCAGCGCCCCTTCAGCAAGCGGGCAGAATATGATCTGACTGTCGAGACGCAGGAAGTCAGCGTGTTCACTCGGTTCCTGTCCAGCGTTCGGGCCACTCCTGCGGTCTATATTGGCGATCCGAATAGATCGGAAACGATTGTGTTTGGTTATTACCGGGACTTTAGTGTGGTGCTAAGCAATCCAAGCATCTCTAGTTGCAGTCTCACAGTTGAGGGGCTTATCTGATGGCCGTCCCTGTTATCACTACGCTCCCGGCGGCACCTTCGCGCATAGGTGATCCGGCCAACTTCTTTTCGGAGAGCCTAGACTTCCTTGATGCACAGTTGGCGCTAGAGGATGAGTGCAACGACATTGCAGTCTATCTTAATGCGGCCAAGTTTGGTGTGAACGATTGGGGCTTAATCACCTCGGCACCTTCTGGCGGCTCTCCGGTGGTTATTGATAGCTTCCCTGCTGAGGCACCGACTAACCCGCCCCTAACAGGCTATGACCTGATCATTGCCATTGATGCAATGTTTGGCAGCTATGCCGCATTTGTCTCTGATGCCAATGCTGTTGGCGCTTACATTGACGGCTATGTAGACCCGGCTGCGCCAGTTGTGGTCGATCCTACCCGCCCGGTTATCTCAAGCGTTGCGCCTACACCTTTGCGGCTGGATACTCCGACAGCGTTCAATTCAGCAGCGTTTAGCTTCTACAGTTCTGTGCGGGCGTTCGCGTTCCTTTTGAACGACCTTGCAGAATATGTTACTGCCGCACTTTCTGGCACCGAAGATTGGTCGCTAATCACTATCACTTACACTTCTACCGATGACTGGGGTTCGATTGTATGAGCAAGCAGGTAAAGATTCGTCGTGGCACTGCCGCAGAACACGCTTCGTTTACTGGCGTGGTTGGCGAGGTCACTGTTGATACTACGAACGACAGCATCCGGGTTCACAACGGCGGCACCGTTGGCGGCAGGCAGATGGCTCGCGCTGATGGCGTAAACGCTTCTGGCACTTGGCCCGTGAGCGTGACCGGGAACGCAGCGACCGCAACTAACGCAACGAACGCGACCAATGCGACAACTGCCACCACGATCAGCAGCACCTTGCCAGTCACTAAGGGCGGGACAGGCGGCACTACGCAAGCAACTGCTCGCACTGGTCTTGGGCTTGGCTCGCTTGCTACTGCCTCCACGATTAACAATAGCAACTGGTCTGGCACAGTTCTTGCTATAGCCAATGGCGGCACTGGAAACAGCACTGCGGCGACTGCCCTTGCTGCTCTTGGTGGATTGGGTGTGACTGGCTCTGAACTGACCTCGCAGGGCTATGTTGAACTGAGCAATGGCCTGCACGTTATCTGGGGTTCGTTCAGTGCCGCTGGCAACACCACGACAACCTATAACTACAGCACGACCAACGCATCTATCTCTCTGTCTACCTTTAGTGTAGCAGTTGTGTCTGGCGGACCTGCAAGCGGTGGCGATAATATGCCGCACGTAAGGGACTGCACTACGACAGGATTCTCGGTTTATAATGCTTTCGGTTCTAGTGTTACAGCGTTCTTCATTGCCGTAGGTGTGTAACATCATGCGGCAGACTCAATAAGAGAGATGCCCGATGCCTACACCACCAATTAAAGATAGCGAACACGCGCGCCGATTAAAGGCGTATCAGGATGCCAATGGTGTCTTGAGCGAGGCCGCTGATGCGCTGGGACTCAATTACGGGACCTTCAAGTCTTGGGCCACAAAGCATGGCCTGTCCGGGCATGGCGGGAATAACGCATCTGTTGCTTTTGAGTTGCCTGAGAACCATTACCTCAAGGGCGTTTCCACGCTGTATGACGGTGAGGGCAATGTTAAGGCTCAATGGGTAAAGTCCAACCTTGACCATGAGAGGGCCGAGCAAGCCCTTCTGGAGGCCATAGGGAAGGTTCTGGAGCAGTCTAAGGGCTGCTTACCACCTATCACCGCACCGCTGTCCTGTGACGCTGATTTGCTCACTGTGATTCCAATGGGCGACCCGCACTTTGGTCTGCTGACTTGGGCGGCTGAAGTGGGCGCTAATTTCGATCTCAAGGTTGCAGAGCAGTTGACCTATGATGCTGTTGACCGGCTGGCTATATCTGGCCCGGCATCGCAAACTGCGTTGCTGCTGAACCTTGGTGACTTCTTCCACGCAGACAACGGGACCAACAGGACACCTCGTTCTGGTGCTACGCTCGATGTAGATGGGCGGTTCGACAAGATCGCTGCCATTGGCATTGGCGCGATGGTGCGTTGCATCAGGCGGCTGCTTGAGAAGCACGAGAAGGTTATCGTTCGGAACAACCGAGGCAACCACGACCCGCATCAGGCTGGGATGCTGACGCTGGCGCTGCAAGGCTGGTTCCATAATGAACCACGGGTGCAGGTGGAGACTTCGCCTAGCAGCTTCTACTACCACCGCTTCGGCAAGGTTCTGATCGGCTCGACGCATGGTGACGGAGCAAAGCTAAACGACTTGCCTCTGATTATGGCGACTGATGTTCCAGAGGAGTGGGCTGCTGCTAAGTTCCGTGTTTGGCATTGCGGACACTTCCACCACGACCAGCTAAAAGATCATCCCGGTGTGACAGTTGAGACGCACAGGACGCTGGCGGCTAATGATGCTTGGCATAAACACGCAGGCTATAGATCGGCCAGAGATATGAAGGCCATCATCTATCACAAGGAGTGGGGTGAGGTCACTCGCATCCGCTGTGGCATTGCGATGATTGAACAACCATCGGGATAGAGCGCAACCATATTGCGTCATGAAATAGCAATTGGCACGTTTTATGCTATAGAGAATAAGTCTGTGCCACTTTCTGCTTTATAGGTTTTCATATGTCAGAATTGCCCCCAGAAGTTGAAATGGCTTTGCTGCAAAAAGAAGTGAGCGACCTTAAAGATGAGGTGCATACTCTGACAAAGGCCGTTGCTGGTCTTGTCGATGCTTGGAAAACAGCCTCTGGTGTAGTTGCGTTCATTAAGTGGCTGTCTGGTGCAGTTGTTGCTGTCGGCATCCTCTGGACCGCCTTTAAAATGAAAGTGGGCGCATGAGATGGCAAAGGGTAATTTCGACCGCTGCCTAGCTGAGATTCTCAAGCACGAGGGCGGGTATGTTAACCATCCTCGCGACCCCGGCGGCAGAACCAATCTAGGCGTGACGCAGCGTGTCTATGAGGCATGGGTGGGCCATCCTGTATCTGAAGCCATCATGCGTGGCCTGACTGCCCAGCACGTTAAGACGCTCTACAAGGTTCAGTATTGGGACGCTGTGAAGGGCGATGACCTGCCTGCGGGCATTGATCTGTGCGCCTTTGACTTCGCGGTTAACGCTGGCCCTAATCGTTCCGCCCGGTATCTCCAGCTTATGGTTGGCGCTGTTGCTGATGGCAAGATCGGGCCTGCTACGCTGCGCCAGTTGCAGCAGTATGTGCGGACGCATGATCTGGCTCACGCTGTGAATCGCTTTCAGGATTTGCGCGAGGCCTATTATCGCAAGCTGAAAACCTTTGGCACGTTTGGTCGCGGCTGGCTCAAGCGGGTGCAGGATGTTCGTATTGCTGCATTGAAGGTTGCCAAATGACCCTAGAGAAACGCGCCCTAGCTTTTATCAGGCGCTGGTGGCGACCTGCTACCTGCATTTGGATCGCCGGGACAATGGCGGTTCATGGCGTAGTGATTCCGCTGGTTATGCTGATAGCGCACGGCCAGATGCCGACCGATCTGACTGGCCTGTCCTTGCTGGTGACCGCTACCGCTGCTGCGTTTGCGGTGCGTGAGTATGGCAAGATCAAAGGCGTGACCGATGATGATTCCTAATCCAGCTTTTCTCTATGTTGCTGGTGGTGCTCTTTTGCTTGGCGCTACTGGAGGCTATAAGGTGCGCGACTGGCGGTGCGATGCTGCACTAGCCAATGCACTAGAACAGGCCGCAAAGCGGCAGCAAGAGGCACAAGATGAAGTGGATCAGCAAGCCGCAACCTATGAAGAGGTCCGCACTGCAACCTATGACACGGGAGCCGCAGTGGAGCGCGAAGTGCGTTTGGTTTATCGTGAGGTGCCTGCCCCTAGTGTTGCTTGTGAGCCTGATGTTCGCGTTATCGGCTTGCTCCAAGAGCATCTCGATTCCGCCAATGCCAGCGCCTCCGGCGAACCTAGCGAGTGACTGCCCGCTACTAGCGCCACTGCCAAGCCCCTTGCTCGATCCTGAGCGGGTGATCTGGGAGATGGGTATTCTGACCGCTTATGCTGACTGCGCTGTCAAGCATCGCATGACGGTGGATGCTTGGCAGCGAGCCATTGCGGCGGATTAACGATCTTCGCGCATATCGTTTAGATACTCACCGCGAGACATTTCATAATCCTCAAACTCGGTGGCGATCTGCTCATATGCAGCAGCCATGATCTCGTTATCTTCAGCAACGCTG